AATTTATAACATAAAAAGATTTACTAAAAAGATCTGGATCTAAATTATCATATGCCGCATATGTTGTAAATTTTTCCCAATTTATTCTTTTAACGACATGCGCAATATCCAACGGTACTATTCTTTTTAAACTTATCATCTCGTCCCAAGTTCTGGCAGTATCCAAAGAATAATCTAGCGGATTAGGTACCGTATCATTTTCTGACCAGGGCGACGGCTTAGATAAAAATAAGTATAAAGAATTTCCTGAAGTCAAAGACACTTCGTTTTTAAAATTCTTAGCATTATCTATTCTTAATTTATTGGTTACTATATTAGGCATCTATTATTTATTGTGGGTTATTTTGTAAAGAGACAATATCTATTACTAAAGGATACTCGCCCGTAGCATTGATATAAGTAACATTGCTAATATTAAAGAATCCAAGTGTACTATCTATTGTAGTTGTGGAAAAAGTAAAAATTTCAGAATCATCAGGGGAATTTACACTAACATCATTAATATAATTTGGATCAGTCTCATTATTTATTTCACTAAATAAAGCAAATCCTGCAGGATGTAGTACTGTTTTGACAGATTCTTTCCATTTATCTATTGATAATGATGACCGTATTACATATGAAAACGGTTGATATAATACCAAAGATTGTTCTGTAGCATCTAGAGATTTGCCCTGCAATACCATAGCGTCAGATATCTGTCCGGTTGTATCTATCCAATATCCAGGTTTATTTGATATTGCTCCAACATTTGCTTCCAATATAGCTTTTTCTAAAAATGATAACGTCACATTTCCAGATGTTATTTGATTTGGTTGTATTAAAATATTTCCAGAATCAAGTATACTTATTATATCAGAGGAAATTGGATCGTATAAACTGTCGGGGGTTGCTACAAGATAAAAATATTCTGTTGGTTCAAATACAAAATCATCTCTTAAATTAAAAGTAACACTGGCAACATTTGCCGAACCGACTGTTGCAAGAGGAGGAAATGTTCCCAAGAAAGATGTTAAATTACTAAAATCTTCTATTGATGGTGAAATTATTTGTCCTGTTGCCAAAATAAAAGGTTGTGGTACTATTTGATACGTAACATTAGATCCTGCAGGAATATCAATACCTTCTATAGTAAAAGTTATACTTTCACCTTCTCTTACTTTTGTTTTATTTGTTGTTATTATTAGATATCCCGAATTTTCCTTTGATGTATCTAATATTGTTGTTGTTCCGCTTACAACCAAAGAATATGCAAACGTTGGATATAACAACATTGCTATATTTTCAGTTCCTTCAGTTTTACGATCTTTAATTGTTGTTAAAGTAATACTTGCTATAGTATCATAACTAGAATTAGCAGTAAAAGTTAAAACACCTGTCAGTGCAGTATTGTATATGTCTGATGCTTGGATGCCGTAAATTTGATACGCAACATTAGATCCTGCAGCAACATTTTCTCCTCTTACAGTAAAGACAACAGAACTGCCTTCAGCTATAGATGCAGAATTTGTGGTAATGTAAAATTGAGCAGTTGCATTAGATGGTGTAGATGTATCTAATATTGTAATACCTATACTTTCTGTTCTACCAGTTCCTGTTAATCTAAGTATAAAGGATTCAGTGCCTTCTGTTTTTAAATCTTGAGCGAGATTTAACGTAATTGTACCTACCCCATTTCTTATAAGAAAATTACCCGTAAGATTAGCTAAAGATAAAAAATCATAGGAGGAGATGTTCGTACCTGATATAATAAATGGTACAAGTGTTCCGTTAGGTAGACCCGTATTACTTAAAGTAATAGTTACAGAAGATCCTTCTGAAACTATTGAATTACTATAACTTAGAGAATATGCCATTTAACTTCCGGGATATGTAAATCTTATTGAACGAACATTTGGTATAGATGTTACTACAATATTTTGAATAGTATTATTAACTGGGCTTAACACATTACCTGTATATTTAACTGCTACCTGTGTATTTTTCTTTATACCGTGGATATTCGGAAATTCTATAGTAACCACATTGTTTACTATACTATAAGTACCTTGCAAATTTCCTGTAGGTAGTCCAATATTAACTATAGTATCACTACTATAATCTATTCCTGAATTATCTATTTCTATGGAAGTTATAGAACCATATTGATTAACCCCGGAGATTTTTGCTTTTGCAAATATTCCGCTACCAAATGGATCAGATATAGTTGTAATACGCGCACCTTTCTCATACCCCAATTTTCCATCAATCACATCTATTTTAGATAAAACAGAATATGTTGTAGCAATTAAATTTGATGTATCTATTACGTTATTTAACATTACAGATTTTGATGCTGTTATTTTTTCGTTGGGATAAAAGTAATTGGTAATACTATTTGGATCTAATAATAATTCATATATTTCATACCCACCTAATATTATTTTTTGTACTTTATTTACTACAGCAGTTGCTTTAGATACCTCACCGACAACTAACGTATTTTCAAAATCAAATATATTTTGTAGGGGATCTATTTGTTTTACTTTTAGTGATTTAGGTAAATACCATTTACCCGAAGATGATTTTAATACTATTTCGTAGGGATAGAAAAATTCTATAGTTTCCTTATATAAGATATTAAATAAAATGCGGTAGGCATCCTCGGTACCTTTTCTGCTATAAATGTCTCTAATTTTTTTAATTAAGAATGTATTGTCCGACACGGGAGATTTAGTAATATCATAAGCATAATTTTCAAAAAATTTGTCAATTAAAAAACTAGAAGTTTGATCTATATCTGCATATTTGCCTATATTTTGTAATAGTTCCTGAGCTTCGTTTCTCTGTTCTAAAAATTCGTAATATGCTTTTATAAAAGTTATAAACCTACCATAGTCTGTTTGTACAAATTCTGGTAACTGAGTTTCTACTAACAGAGATAATCTATTTTTTATATTATTAAAAGGATTTTCTGCACCTGCTCCCGCATATAATGTGTATACTAACGGTTCCTTACTGTTACCATAATTACCAAAACTATCTGGCACATAAAATTCTCCGTCTTTATAATAGAAAGTTATTACTTGATATATGCCGTTGCCGCCTTTTTCTATATCTGCTTGTATTGCTTCTTTCCTAGTTAGGTATAACGGATAAAACCAACCAGTTAGATTACCATTAGTTTGACCGGGTTTAGACTGACCATATAATTTTAATGGCCCAAGTAATGTTTCCAAACTAGGAAGTGTTTCGTACGCCATATTATTCTGTTAGTATTGTAACCGTTAATCCGGATATTCGCTTGACATCTGTATTTGTTGCGGTATCGTCCACTACCAATATCATATCATTTGTAGATGTTACATCCAATTCCTCTGCCTTTGCATATATTCTTATATCAGACGAATTTTCAACATATCCTGCAGGATTTAAACTGCTGAATGATAAGATTCCGGTAGAATAATTCACAGTCCCAATACCATTAACTAAAATTTGATTTGAATAAAAATCAATTAAATTTAAACTACTTGTTGTATTTGTAGATAACGTATCTTGAATATAAACTTTGTCTATAGTAATATTACCTGTAGTAGAAGTATCATAGTAAAATGCAGTAGATGCTATACTACCTGTAACTAATTTATTGGCAAATTTAATTACGTTGCTACCAGCATACCCATTTTCTGCGTTTATTATGGGTTGTATTCTTTTTTGTAGTTTTATATTTAACACACTACCTATAATAGATTGGTTAATAGAATCTATTAACTTGGATAATTTAGAATAAATAAAATTTTTATTAAATTTTTGTAACTCTTGTTTAAAATAATCATTAATAATTTGTTTAGTTAATAATTCTATTTGCGGAGCACTATATTTAGAATTTTTTGCTGCAAATTTAACCTTGGAATCTATGTTGATGTAGAGATATTTTGGATCCACAAATTCAGGAATAATTGACATTACTTTCTTATTTGCCAAAATATTTTTAGTTATATTTGTTTTTACGGTATCACTAACAACATACCCTTCATACGGTTTTAACGATATCATAACTTTACCGTACATGGGGGGATCGTTATCTTCTCCTCCCCAAACTGAAATAGATTCAACTAAGGGATAATTTGCTTCTATTATAGCTTTATAATCTGTAGCAGTAACTGCTCGATTGGTAGAGGATGCAAATCTTGGGGCTTTAAATTTTATTTCATCAATAGTATCTTTAACATCTCCACCCGAAGAATTTGTAGTTGCTGTTATACTAGTTCCAAGTATTACGCCGCCTATAGAAGCACCTAACGAAAAGTTTTGCGTAATTGTACTTGATACGTTACAAATATCACCGTTGCTTGATAAGTATTCTATTATTACTATATTACCTGAGCTTAATTTTTTGCCTAAACTATCATCACCAAAAAATATTTCAAAATATCCGGAAGGATTTTCTTCCAGATAAAATATTTTGGATGTGGGAGTTATACCATATAAATCATTTGCAAGTGTGTATTGTTCTGTTGTAGTATCCGTATAAGAATTTTGTACTGTTACTCGTATAGATGTAGTATCTACATTTACATTGGGTATAGTATATTTTTCGGATGGACCAGACAAATCTACTCTATAAGAATATTGTAAAGGTTCGCCTTCTACTATTTCGATATCGGTAAAATTGTATAATCCATCTATTGGTTTAATTGTGATTGGATCCAAATTTACAAAAGTATAATTTGTGCCATTTATATCTGTAGTAAATCTCGAGTATCTGGGCAATGTTAAAGTAGTAGGATTATCTACAGGATCGGGCACGGAGAAGGATAACTTTGCTTTTGCACTTCTAAAGGACATTGGAGTATATCCTAAATGTTTTGCAATAGATACTGCGGATTGTCTTTTAACTGCAGAATCTAAAAACATTTCATTCGCAACCATATTGGCAAGATACGCATTATAATGAGTATTATACGATAGGAGGTCTAATAGTATAGACAAACTAGATGCATCAAAATCATAATCTTTAAAAACAAGATTATTATCTTTATCTCTATAGTTTGTTAAGAATTGTTTTAAATTATTTTTGATTCCATCAAAATCTAATTCTGATATTCTATAATTTGCCATTATCTTACTCTACTTATTAGTGTTGAAATTGTAACCGGATTACTAGTATTCTTTAAAGCAAAAATAATATTAACAATCAAATCATTCGTATCAACTGATTCTTCTATTTGTACGTCTATTAATCTAACACGAGGTTCATATTTTTCTATAGAATCAATTATTGTTCGCTCCATTGCAAGTTTGGCTGCGGAGGAAAAATTTTCAAACAATAAGTAATGTATTTGTGTTCCTATTTCTGGATGAAAAGATCTTTCAAAGTTCTTAGTTCTAATTAAATGTTTAATCGCAGTTTTTACTGCATCCTCATCTGTTTTAAGATAAAGATCTTTAGTAAATGGATTAATCTTAAAGGATAAATCCAAATCTGTAAATTGTTTTATTTGTTTACTGGTTGCCATATTAGATATTTATTATGCTAAATTTACCAAAGATTTCGAAACAGGTGTATGATTAGCAAATGTCTGTACTGGAGGGTTGGATGTTTTAACTATTGCCCCGTTTGCAGTTAAGAACGCAATGTGTATCCACGCCGATCTTAATTTATTATTTCCAGACTCAAACGCATATTCCAGAATAATTTGTCTATGTGGAATATTTTGTACTATCCATTGAGCTATGTCGCTGTAATCTTTAAATCTAGTATTTGTAAATTTTATATCTGCAGCCGCACCTAATCCATGATCACTTGTCTCAGAATTACTCCCAGTAACTATAGTTGTTACTGGTCTAAACACACTATTAATTTTCATATCAGGAAATTTTGCCTTAATAGGATCTAAACAATTTACAGTTAATTGTTTTAAGTTATATACTATTTGTTTCTCTGTCAATCCTCGTTGAGCAACCAACCCGCCATCTTTTAACATATCATCCAACGTAAATATTCTGTTATCTTTATTGGATAATATAAATGATCTTGGGAAGAATGTAAATTTATTAATATCCGCATCATTTACTTTTATTACAGGAGTAGCTGCAGAAAGTATTGCCTCACCCTCAACTACTTTAGGAACAATACTAGTGTTAATTAAACCTAGTTGTTCTAAGCTTAATTTATAGGCATCTGTTCCCGCATCCCCGGCGTCATGGTAGAATGTTGCTTTGGATACTACCTCTCTTTGTAATAAAGGAATAGGTGTTTTATCTGGTGATTTTTTCTCAGGTAATTTATCTATTGGACGATCTATTTGCTGAATACTCACGGCACCTGATTGTTGTTTTACGGTAGCGCCTTCTATTAAAGTTT